GACCCTTGCGATTATCAAAAGAGCCAAGAAGGGAGATGTTAAGGCTTATTCCGAGTTAATGAAGATAGCTTATGGTGATGACAAGAATGTTAACATCAACGGCATCATCGGGATAGCCAACATCACAGGGATGGAAATATATTAATGCTAAGTAGAATATATTAATTTGTGAAAAAATCACAATAAAGCATGATAAGTCATTCAATAATGGCTGATTTAGGTCATAATGAGTCATAAATCATACAAAAATGGGAGTTAAGGATTCTTATATGACGCATGAGAAATTTGGCAAAATTCATGCAGAAAATCGGGGATTCCGATTAATTTATTTTATTAGAGGCATTACTTTACTTTTGTAATGCTGATTTGATTCGATTTGTGTTTAGCCCTGACATTTCTATGTCGGGGTTTTTACTTATATTTGCTTATTGTTTTAATTGGTTTTGTTTTGTTTACTTAGTTTTGTTCGATTGTGTATTGACATAGTTTATCCTGGCGTTTCTACGCTGGGATTTTTTTTACTATCTGTAATTTTTTTTATCCACATCCTTTGAACTTTAGTTATATTTATTTAATTTAGCACTATAAAAATTATGTATAAGATAAAAGCAGCAGAATTGGTCGCATCTTATCTTAGGATAACTAAAGACCTAAAAATGGCAAAGCAATGTGCGAAAGCCTGTTGCGATGCTATCATAGCTGACTACCAAGATGATTCATTCGTTTCTTCACTAAATAAACTTAAAATCCACGAATGGACTAATGTAAAAAGAAATATATGACCGCAGTTCAATTACTAAAGCACAGAATCAGCCAACTTAAATTAGAAAATCCCGAATTAGAAAAATTGCTTGATGAAGCAGAGACTCACGAAAAGTCTCAGCTTAAGATAGCTTATGCTTCTGGATATGTAGAAGGGTTTAATCAACTTGACTGCGATGAGCATATAATTACTTCTGAGCAGTACTACAATAAAAACTACAAATATGGTAAATGACATTTATTATGACTACCTTGGAAATCAGTACAAAGAGGTAGACCGAACCAAGTCGCATATCACTTTTTTGGTAAACGAGAAAGATTTAGAGATGCGTACAAAGGCTGAGGTTGATTATATGGTGCAGAACCATGAACTTCGGTTATTTGATTTAACATGGTCTGATGTATGGAAGCATTGGGAAGAGACAAAGCCTAAATGGCCAGAGATACACAACCTAAAGGAATTTTTAAGTCTAAACTATAAAATCGCAAAAAAATAAACACATGAGTCCAGTACAATGGTTAGTAGACCAAGTTAATGCAGATTGCACTAATTCTACTTTTATTCAGCAACATTTAATAGACCAAGCCCTTGAAATGGAGAAGCAGCAGACACATAAAGGTGGCGAATTAGAGACCTTTAAAGACCATATTTATGATATCGGCAAAATGGTTGTATATACGCATGATGATGTAATACAAATGATGGACAAATTCCATACAAGTATTTTGAATCGTGATTTATGTATGGCTAAATTAACTCCAATAGAAGTTAACATACAAGAAAAATCGGGAATTCCGATTAATTTATATACAGAGGAACAAGTTAAAGAACTTTTATACTATTACGATTTAGAAATAAAAAAACACTTACTGAATTATTCTATTGAACATTCTATACATAGTAAAATGTGTGATGGGATAAATGATGTAAGAAATACATACATACAATCACTTAAACAACCTAAACAATGACAGCGGTAGAATGGTTAATTAAAGAAATAGAAAAGCACGATAAAGAATTTAGTTATTTCTATAATGCAGAGATTGAGAAAGCCCTTGAAATGGAGAAGCAGCAGATGTTTAAAGGTAGCGAATTAGAGACCTTTGAAATATCAGATGAAGAAATAGAGAAAATGGCACAAGAATATGTTTTGTATAATGACGCAAAAAGGTCATGGGTTATAGAAGGTGCTAAATGGTATCGTGAACAATTAAAACAAAGGAAATGACACCAAAAGAAAAAGCAGAAAAATTAATAAACAGCATTAGCAATGTGTTCATCAATGATGAAGATGAGCATTATGTTGGTATGGTAACAAGAGTATCTAAACAATGCGCTTCGATAGCAGTAGATGAGGTCTTAAATGTATTACCACAACATGAATACCTTGAAGATAGAGACGAGTATCACGAAAATAGGGAAAGGTTGTATTGGCAAGAAGTAAAACAAGAAATAAATAATCTGTAATCCAACTGTTCGGAATTTCCGACAAGTTCAATAAAACAAAAACTATGAGTGATTTCCTATTTCTTTTAATATGCTTCTTAGGAGTTGTAGCAGGTATTGGTTTGCTAATACTTGCAGAAAAACTATGGGATGATAAAAATTAAAACTATGATAACAAACTTTGAATCAATCACAAACGAACTATCCACAGAAGAAAAGAAGATGATTCCTATTTTAATCAAGGGATTCTCAACAAGGACAAGCCAAAACCCTATCAAGGCTCCTGATATCATCAGGGCTATCAATTCAAAGGACTATGGCTTAAAGAACAAGTTTACCGAAGTAAGGTTGCGTAAAATATGCAATTTTATAAGAACAAATGGAATAATCCCTTTGTGTGCTACATCTAAAGGATATTATGTATCTTATGACAAGAACGAGATACAAAATCAAATATTGTCACTTAGGGAAAGGGCTGAAGCAATACTTGCTTGTGCCGATGGTATGACTAAATTTATGAAATGAAATTATATATTGGAGATAAGTCATCTAAGAAAAATCTGAGTAAAGAATATACTCACATTAAAGTCGAATCGGCTGAAGACATATCGGTTATTCTTAAACTTCCATTCGATAACGAAAGTGTAGACCATATCTACGCCTGTCACATACTGCATTATTTTTCCAAAGAAGAGGCTTTGGCTATTTTGAAAGAATGGAAAAGGGTAGTCAAAAAGGGGAATAGTATAAGAGTATGTGTCCCTGATTTCTGGAGGCTCACCACCATTTATCCAAATTCCATTAAGGTCAGCGATATCGAAAGGCATATTGAGTTATCTAAGTGCAAATCTATACATGACTTTTTATCTTTGCAATGTATTCTTGTATCTGCAGGATTTTATGCGGTTAAGAGATACGATTCCGTGTTGGAAGATAAGTCAAATAACTTAATTGGCTATGCTAATGTCAGTCTAAATGTAGAAGCGTACAGATAATGGCAAGTACTAAAATAAAATTTGATACCCATAATAACCAAAAGCAAAAAGAATGTGCTAAGGCATGGGTAGATGACACGGTAACAGACATTGTTTACGGTGGTGCCAAAGGCGGTGCTAAATCTTATACAGGTGCATCTTTGATATTCGGTGATGCTTTGATGTACCCTGGTACGCACTACTTTATTGCTCGTGATTCTCTTTCCGACCTGAGAAAGTTTACCATCCCTACGGTCTACGAGGTTTTTAATAACTGGGGATTAGGAAAGGAGTATATTACATTCAATGGTCAGGATAACTACTTTAGGCTTTACAATGGGTCTAAAGTATTTTTATTGGATGCTGCTCCTCAGCCAAGAGACCCTCTCTTCCAGAGATTTGGTTCGATGCAGATGACTCGTGGATGGATAGAGGAGGCAGGAGAGTTCAAGGAGGCCGCTAAGAATAACCTTATGGCATCGATTGGCCGTTGGAAGAACAAGGAGTACAATCTTAAGCCCAAGCTACTTCAGACTTGTAACCCATCTAAAAACTACCTTTATTCTGATTACTACAAAAGATGGAAGGAGGGAACACTTGAGCCTTATAAAAGATTCATACAAGCCTTCCCACAAGATAACAAGATGCTTCCAGAGGCATACATAGAATCTCTTGAGAGAAACCTATCTAAGAACGAGAAGGAAAGGCTTTTGTATGGCAATTGGGAATTTGATGATGACCCAAGTGTACTTATAGACTACGAAAAGATTATAGACATATTTTCTAACACCCATGTTCCTCACGGAGACAAAAAGATTACTGCGGATATAGCCCGACTTGGTGGTGACAGGATTGTCATCATTGAATGGGATGGATTCAGAGGTAAAGTAAAGTGGTACAAGAAGCAGACGCTTGATGTAACAGGTCAGTTGATAGAAGACTCTCGTAACAGGCTTTTGATAGGGCCATCTGATGTTATCGTGGATGAGGATGGAATGGGAGGAGGTATTGTGGACTTTTACAAGTACAAAGGTTTTGTGAACAATTCATCTCCGCTTCCATCACCTACTGCACCTTTGAATGACATGGGTAAGAGGTCAAATGAGAATTTCGATAATCTCAAAAGTCAATGTTATTATAGATTAGCAGAAAGAATAAATAAAAATGAATTATTTTTGCAATGCGATGCTGATGTAAAGACTTGGATTATTGAAGAGTTGGAACAGGTAAAGCAAAAGAGCCTTGATTCGGATATGAAGAAAGGAGTGATTCCTAAAGATAAGATGAAAGCGTTGTTAGGTCGTTCACCTGACTTTGCTGATGCTTTGATGATGAGGGAATACTTTGAGTTAAAACCGACAAGAGGCTTTGTGGCTGCTTCATATTAAAACTTAAAAAATGGATTTATTCGGTCAAAAGGCTCTTTCAAAGAGTTTAGATAAAATGATGGATACGATGAAGGCGGTGAATGATAACAGAATCGCCATGTTGATGTCATCATTTAACACGCAGATTTTCCCTAACTACAATGTAATAAAGGAACAACTTGTCTATCAAACGATGGATGATGTCTATTCGGTAGTCTCTCGTCTTGCGACAACTGCTGCTATGGTTCCAATGTACGGAGAGGGAAAAGACGGAACAGAAATAGACCGAAATGATAATATTAACTTTATACTTAATCAACTTACTTTTCAACTCAAGGAATCCATCCACCTGAATCTTTTGATTTCTGGTGAGGCTTTTATTTACAAGCAAAGGATTGAATTAGGGCCAAACAAGGGGAGGATTAAGTTAATCAACCTAAATCCTGCAAACATTATTGTGATTGTGGAAGAAGTCTTCCCATATCCAATCGTAGCTTACAGGTATGAAGATTCGCAGAGTGGTGAAAGCTTCAACATAGAGTTTAACGACATTATTTATGTCAAACTTGAAAATCCTACAATAGATACACAACAAGATGTAAGGGGTCTTTCCCCCATCAGGGTTCTGACAAGAAGGCTCACAAGGCTACAAGCCCAAATGGATATC